ACAATTAACATCAGCAATACACAATGCTGTATCTAAAATTACAGAAGGTAATTTAGGTGTAATTGTTACTATTGTCGGAACTCATAATTGTGTTTCGTGTCGCGGAGTAAAACATCAAGGAGCAGCAATGGTTACCACTAAAGCATCAGGAGCATTTAGAGATGATCAAAATAATGCTCGTAAAGAGTTTTTTGATAGTTTAAAAATTAATAACGGAGGACATAACATTTAATTTATGAATTTTAAAGAAGAAGTAGAATTAGAACTACGTAATAGTTTAGGTTTGCTAAATTCACTTAGAGACCGAGACCAATTATCAATGACCCCAGAACATGAATGGGCTGAGTTAACAGCACAGCGTATAGCTGATAAATTTAAGGGTAGGTACGTTCCTTTTGTAAGCGAAGTAGAAGAATTTAATGCAACAATGGGAAAACCTAATAATTATGAGCCTAATATACCTGAAAACAAAGCTGAATGGATGTTTGTTTATGACTTCATTCTCGAAGAACTTGAAGAATACAAAGCTGCCTGCGAAGCAGGTGATATTGTTGAGGTACTTGATGCTTTATGTGACATTGCCTACGTCTCGATTGGTAACGGAACTATGCTTCATGGTCTTAAGGATAAATTATGGGATGCCTATCAAGAAGTACAAGCGTCGAATATGTCTAAAGCTTGCTCAAGTGAAGAAGAAGCACAAGAAACGGTTAAAGTTCGTTCCAAAGAGCAAAATGAACCATGTCACTACGAAAAGGTTGGAGACTATTATATTGTCTATAGAAGTCGTGACAAAAAAGTAATGAAGAATATTAATTATTTCAGACCTGATCTAAAACAATTCTTTTAATGTATAAAAAATGTTATCAAGGTGAAAAATTAGGCCCAAACCATTTTGAAATGCATTTATGGGAAAGCGATGGTAAACATCAAGTTGCAGAATATAAAAACACAGCTTATGTTAACTGCCCCAAAAAAGAACACACTTTAAAAGGTCTAAATGGTGAATTTGTAAAACCTATTACAAATTGGTATTTTACTAAGAATGCTGAATATAAATATAAAAATACTTTAGGTCTCCATTTTCACGATATGCCCCCTTATCAAAAATTTCTTATTGAAAGATATGGAATTAATGATGACCCCTCTACAGGACATAAGGAAATATTTTTTGATATAGAGTGTGAAATGGGAGGTGCACTTACTGAAGAATATATTGAAGATGCTCCTAAACCAATAACTTCTATTGCTTGGTGGGATAAACAAACAGATCTCTGGGCAATCATTATTTTAGATAAAAAAGGTCAATTAAATCATACTAAAGCTAAAAACAAAGAAATAATTCCTGTTAAAACTGAAGTAGAATTATTACAAACTTTTGTAAAACGTTTTAAAGAATTAAATCCTGATATTATAGTTGGGTGGAATAGTGATTATTTCGATATTCCTTATCTTTACTACAGAATTGAAAGAGTATTATCTAAAAAAATTGCTACTAGTTTATCTCCTCTTGGGATTGTTAAAACACGTAAATCTGCTAAATATAAAGATCAAGTTACAGGTGAAGTAAAAGCTAGATGGTATAAACAAGATATGTATGTAGATATTATAGGTGTAGAATCTTTAGATTATATGCGCTTACATAAAAAGTTTAGCTTTAGAGATGAACCTTCATATAAACTAGATGTTATTGGTGAAAAATATACGGGGTTAGCAAAGATTGAATATGATGGTAATTTAGATCGATTGTTTGAAGATGATATTCATAAATTTATTCAATATAATTTTCGTGATGTCGAAATTCTTAAATTATTAGATGAAAAACTAGACTATTTAGCTCTTACTAAAAACTTATCACATAAAGGTAAACATAACTACAGTGAAGTATATGCTAATACTAAAACCCAAGATGGTGCTATCTCAGCTTATTTATTAAGTCAAGGAATTGCTCCTCCTGCTCGTGACCCCAACCCAATTAATAAGAAAAATTATGCTGGGGGATATTTATTTTGTCCTACAGCAGGTATTTTTAATTATATGTTTGATGAAGATTTAACATCACTCTACCCATCAATTATTATGTCTCTTAATATTGGTAAAGAAACTTTAGTAGGAAAAATACTATTTTCGGATGAAAAAATAAATGTTGAAGGAAAAGAAATATTTAATTGTAGATATGCTTTAAATGATCTAAAAAAAATGGATCAAAACCTACCAGTTTCGGTTCAAAATGCTAAACGTCAAACTACTGAAATTAAAATTAAAGATTTAATTGAGCTAATTGAAAGTGAAAATCTAGCAATTTCAGCTAATGGTGTAATGTATAGAACTGATTTTGATTCAGTACTATCTACTATTTTGAATAAATGGTTTCAAGAAAGGCTTGTATTTAAAAATAAAATGAAAGAAGCTTATAAAGCTGGTAATAAGGAATTAGGAGAATTAATGCATTTAAAACAACATACAATGAAGATCCTTCTTAATTCACTTTACGGTGCTACAGCATTAGGTTCATTTAGGTATGGTAATGTAATCCTAAGTGAAAGTATTACCCTTACAGGTCAACGTATTATCCAAGAATCAGCGGCTTTTGCCAACAAACATATGAACCAAGTAATGAGAGGAGAAATAGAATTATGATAAAAAAACAAACACTAAGAAGGGGAGTAGTAATTAAATGTGAAGGTGAACTACTATCTAAAGAAGAAATTATAGCATTAAGTGAAAATTGGAATGAAAACCAAGAAATGTTTTTTAGAAAAATGCTAAAACAAGGTGGAAGATTTACTTTAAAAAAACAAAATTTTCATATCACCACTCCAGACTTAATTTATAATAATAAAGGAGAAATTGAAACCACCTTATCTACTAATGATGAAGAATGAGCACTTTAGATTTACATGGGGTCAAACATGCTGAGGTAGAAGAAAAGTTAACTAGTTATTTTTTCTGGGAACAACCAGGACATAAACAATATACTATTATTACTGGAAATTCTACTAAAATGAAAGGTATAGTATTTGAATGGCTCAATAAATATGAATATAATTATTTTATACCATCCCATAATTTAGGTGAAATACAAGTAAGCGAATGAAAAAACCGGACAATTTTGCAGAAAATAAAGCATTACTTCCTTATGGGGATAGTGTTGCTGCTCCTGTAATTCGTCCTGAAAATATAGATGATTGGAAACTTAGAGGAGTTGATAAAGTAAACAAACAATTTAAAACTAAGTTTGATGAATTAAAAGAAGAATTCAAACAACTTTTAAAAGAATATCAATGGAATGAACTTGTATATCAATCTAAATTTAGTTATGAACCTATAATAGGTGAAACTTATCACCTTTACCTTGGGAAGGATGGAAATCCTTTCTTATCTTTAATAGCACCAAATGAATGGAATAAAGAACATATTGGTTCATTTAAATTAAATAGTGAACAAAAGTGGATTAAAGTATGAAGCAATTAGAAAGTACACCTTGGTTTATCTGTGATAAAGAAGATGAAAATTACTGCGTTTATGTAGATACAGATTCTAATTATTACAATGCAGAACCTATGCTTAGAAAACTCTATCCCAACTTTGATAATATGTCAGAGGAAGAAAGAGATGAAAAGTTAGAGGATATTGCTCTTAAATATCAGGATTTAATTACTAAGTCTTACGATACGTTAGCATTAGAAGCATTTAATGTCCCTAAACATAGACTTGAGATGAAAACAGAGTGTATGATTCGTGCTGGGTATTTTAGAGCTACCCGTAGGTATGCTCAATGGATTACTAAAAAAGAAGGTGTACCAACAGATGATTTAGATATTAAAGGATTAGAATTTATGAAATCCAATTATCCTAAAATATTTGGAGACTTTTTTAAAGATGTGTTGCAAAGAGTTATTAAAGGAGCTCCCCAAAACGAAATAGATACCCTACTAAAAAACTTTAGGACTAAAATCCTTATAGATACTAATATTACTATATTAGGTAACCCTACTCGTGTAAAAACATTAGATAAATATTTAGCATCATCTCCTCGTCCCGGAGAAATGTTTTCTTCAATCAACCAAGGTGCTCCTGCTCCTGTAAAAGCAGCAATTAAATATAATGATTTACTTACATTTTGGAAGTTAGATAAACAACATTCTAAAATTACTCAAGGTGATAAAGTTAAATGGATTTATTTTAAAGAAAATCCATACAAAATTGATGCACTTGCATTTTTAGATTTTGATCTCCCAGAAAAAATTATTACATTACTGGATAAATATGCTGATAAAAATAGAGCATTTGAGTCTATTTTAGAAAGTAAATTACAAGGGTTTTATAACGATTTAGAATGGGAATTAAATATGAACCCCTACCGAAATCTAATTTTTAGTTTTTAATATGATAAATAAACACGACTTACAATCAGTTATTGGAAAATATCATTTAAATGGATTAGTAGAATCTGTTAAATGGACTATTGAAAATAACGCATTAAATATTGATTTCCAATCACCTAATAAGGATATGATTGGACGCGTTAATCACGCAAATTTCCCGTTAGAAAATGGCGAAATGGCGGTATATGATACCTCAAAATTAAATAAATTATTAGGGGTTACTAGTGGTGAATTATTTTTAGAGTTAGAAAAAACACAAAAAGTGTTTACTAAACTCATCATCTCAGATATGAATTATACTCTGAATTTTTCACTAACAGATTTATTACTTATCTCAAGTGTAGGTGAAATTACAGAATCAGGTGAATATGAAATTATTAGTGAATTAGACTCAGAAAGTATTAATGCTATTATTAAAGCCCATAACGCACTTGAAAGCGATAATGTAATAATTAATATTGATAAAGATTTAGATTTACAAGATGTGTTAGTTTTATCATTTGGTGATGTCTCTAATCACACAAATAAAATCGATTATCAAGTACCTAATACAACATTAAAAGATGTTCCTTATGGAACTGAATTACCCTTCAATTCATCAATGTTTAAAACTATCCTTAATAATAATAAAGATGCTACCAAAGCAACTATGAAAGTTAATACTAAAGGGTATGTAAAATTTGAATTTGAAGGTGAAAATTGGAGCAGTTATTATTATGTTGTGCGGAAGGCAGATATTTAATATATGTATACTAAAATAACATTGTAGCTAGGGCGCGCTGTTATATTTTTAATTAATCGAGTAGCTTAGGCACTCACAAAATAAATGATATGAGTACATTAGAACACTTAGAACGTTCACCGTTCGACATCCTATTTAGGAATTTCTTCAATTCTGAAGATCAATTCGCTCCGGCGTTAAATTCAAAACAACCACATCCTTTAAACATTTATTACAACGACGAAGGTTTACACTTTGAAGTCGCTTGTACAGGACTTACTAAAGAAGATCTTGATATTAGTGTTGAAGGAGATTTACTTAAAATTAGTTATGAAAAACCAAAAGAAGATATAGATCTTTCAGGTTATATTTATCATGGTTTATCAAAAAAATCATTTGATTTAGGATATAAAATCTCTCCAAAATACAACTTAACTAAAATAAGTGCGGAAATGGAGAATGGGTTATTAAACCTTTTAATCCCAATTTCAGAAGAATCAAAACCAAAAGCAATAAAAATCAAATAAAAGTTATATAAAATAAGCGTGTCCTAGCGCAATTTTATTCGTATATTTACATTAAATAAATAAAAAAATAGTTATGGCTAAACCCAGCAAATCAAATTTACGTTTTATTAAGGATCCAGCATTAGCTCCTTATTATATTCAATTAGATGATCATTGTTACATTGCTCAAAAATCCTCATTTTCTGAGTCAGGTAAGGAATATCAAAACACTATTGGCCATTATGGTAGATTAGGAGCATGTCTTGAAGCAATTGCTCGTGATAGTGTTAAATCCAAAAGTTATGATTCATTAAGAGAATTTATAGAACGTTTTGAGGCAAAATCACACGAACTTAAAAATATTATTAAATTATGATTGAAGCATTATATAATGCGGTTGTAACAACCCCCGTAGAAATGGAGGAAACAATGTACGGAAACATTGTAGTACCTGATTTAGGAAATGACACTAATAAAACTGCTAAAGTAGCAGCTGTTGGCCCAGGATATACTGCAATGGGCGGTACTTTTATCCCAACCCAACTTAAAGAAGGAGACATTGTAGTATTACCTACAATGGGATTCACCAAATTTGAGTTTGATGGTCAGGAATATTGGATTGGTAAAGAGAATGAAGTTTTAGCTAAAATAAATAAATAATGAGTAAAATAATTGAATTTGGTCCTGACGCACGTAAACAGTTGGTTGCAGGAATTGATAAATTAGCGGATGCAGTGGTATCAACTATGGGTCCTAATGGTCGTAATGTAGTTATTTCAAAACCCGGAGAATATCCCCAATCAACTAAAGATGGGGTTACAGTAGCAAAAAGCATTTCACTAGAAGATCCTATCGAAGAATTAGGAGTTCAAATGGTAAAACAAGCTGCTATTCAAACCGCAAATGTTGCTGGAGATGGTACTACTACTTCTACTTTATTAGCACGTGAAATGGTTAAAGCTGGATTACAACATTTAAATAATGGTGCTAATGCAGTTGATATTAAACGTAGCATTGATAAAGCTGTAAAACAAACTGTAGGTAATCTTCGTGAATATGCTGAAGAAATTACATCTGAAGAACAACTAGAACAAATTGCTACAATCTCAGCAAATAATGATCCTGAAGTAGGTAAATTAATTGCAACCGCAATGAGTAAAGTGGGTAGAGATGGTGTTGTTACTATTGAAGAATCAAAATCTGGTGAAACTTATCTTGAAACTGTAGAAGGTATTCAATTTAATCGTGGTTTTAAATCACCTTATTTTGTAACTAATAATAATACAATGACAGCAGGGTTAAGTAATCCTTATATTTTAATTGCTGACCATAGATTTACTAAGATTAAAGAACTCCTTCCAGTACTAGAAGGCGTATCAGGTACAGGTCGTTCACTATTAATTATTGCTCAAGATATTGATAATGAAGCACTTGCTACATTAGTTGTAAATAAAATGAGAGGTACTTTAGCTGTATGTGCTGTAAAAGCACCTGAATTTGGAGACCGTCAAAAACTACTTCTTCAAGATATTGCTGTTTTGACAGGAGGTGAAGTATTTAGTACCGAAAAAGGGATGAAACTTGACAAATACTCTTGGGATTGGTTTGGTGAAGCCCGAACTATTAATGTAACTAAAGAACAAACTACAATTGTAGATGGAAAAGGAGACACAGAACGAATTGAAGCACGTATTGAAGAATTACAGCAACAAATCGAACAAGCGAATTCACCGTTCGAAGTTGAAAAACTTCAAGAAAGGCTTTCAAAGTTCATCGGGGGAGTAGCAATCGTTCATGTAGGTGGTAACACTGAAACTGAGATGAAAGAAAAAAAGGATCGTGTAGACGATGCTTTAAATGCTACTAAAGCTGCTATTGAAGAAGGTATTGTATCTGGTGGTGGTGCTGCTTTATTATATGCTAAGGGTGCTATTGAAGGAAATGATATAGGCTCCCAGATTGTTAAACAAGCATGTGAAAAGCCCTTTGAACAAATTTTAACTAATGCTGGTTATACTTCAGCCGAAGCTCAAATGATTGGTAAATACCAATTAGTAGATTCAGGTAATGATATCTGGGCAGGTTATGATCTTAAAACTGATAAGGTTGTAAACATGAAAGAAGCAGGTATTATTGATCCTACAATGGTAACTCGTTCAGCACTTGAAAATGCTGCCTCAGTAGCAGGTACAATATTACTTACAGAATGTACTGTAGTAGATAAACCCAGTGATCAACCTAACGCAGAAATCGATCCTATGAGTATGATGGGAGGGATGATGTAATGAAAAAAGAAATCAAAGAACATAATGAGCTAATCGCAATTAGAGTTCCACCTGGTGACAGGTGGTCTCTAGTTGATGATTCAACAGTCCATAAAACAATTACAGATGCTTTAGAAGCTTGGTTTGCTAAAACTGGTGAAAAAGCTGAGTTTAGACTTGCTCCTCTAGAAAGTAAGTTGTATGTTATACGTAATAAAGAGGTAGAAATTAAACCACCTCCAGTTAAAAAATATAACCTATATGGTGACCGCGACTAAAGATCACACTTTATTAGTTGAAAAGTATCGTTCTAAAGATTTAGATAGTTATGTTGGAAATGAACACATCAAAAAGACCATTAAACAATATCTCGGTCAAAATGATATCCAAAACCTTATTTTCTACGGTCCCGCTGGTACAGGTAAAACGACTCTGGCTAAGCTTATTGTTAATAACCTTGATTGTGATTACCTTTATATCAACGCAAGTGATGAAAGGGGTATCGAAACTATTAGAGACAAGGTTTCCGGGTTTGCTTCAACAGCTTCATTTAAACCACTCAAAGTGGTTATTTTGGATGAGGCAGATTTTCTTACGATACAGGCACAAGCTTCACTTCGAAATGTAATTGAGACATTTTCACGTACTACACGTTTTATTATGACGTGTAATTATGTTGAGCGTATTATTGATCCACTTCAATCACGTTGTCAAGTACTTAAAGTTATCCCTCCTAGTAAAAAAGAGGTAGCAGTACACCTCGCTAGTGTAATGACAACTGAAGATACAGCGTATGAAATGGAAGATCTAAAAACCATTGTAAACCAATACTACCCAGATCTACGTAAATGTCTTAACACAATACAGTTATCGACTCAAAACCAAAAATTAGTTATAGATAAATCAGTATTAGTGTCATCTAATTACATGACATCAATACTTAAAGAATTAAGTAATGCAAAACCAAAATGGCGTGAAATTCGTCAAATCATTGCTAACGCAAACGTTAGTGATTTTGAAGAGCTTTATCGTTATCTTTATGATAACGCTAATGTATATGCAAGTGGTCGTGAAGGAATGGTTGCAATTTATATCAACGAATATAGTTACCAATCCAACTTCCGTATTGATAAAGAAATCAACTGTATGGCACTCATACAAAAATTAGTTGAATTAAAATGAAAAAATTCCTAAAATTTCTTATAATTTGGATTAGTCAAAATATGGCTATACCTTTTTGGATGATAGGACACGTTCATTTAAGTTTAAATATATATCAAGACTTACACGAGATAATCGCTAGTGTAGGGATGAATATTTTAGTAGCGATTGGATTTTATTTAGATTATAAACAAAACAAATAGTCATGGATCAACAACAAATGCCAAATATTGACCTTAAAAATACAGAGTCAGTAGAACACAAAAATGGAAAAGTATGGGCTCAAGGGTTCGTTATTAGGAAAATCTCTAAATTCGTAGCAGGTACTCCTGAAGACGCTTTTATGCCTATCCCAGTCTTTTATAACCCAGCTGATGGTGAAATTTTTCAAGAAACCCTACCAAAAGAATTAAGAGATGAAACAGGTGACAACCCTCTTCGAGTGGTTGAATGAGATAACTCTCTATAAAACAGCTCCTGAAGAAATTTCGCAAGAATCGTGGGATAAATGGAATTCTTACATGATACATAGATATGTATCTATGAACATAGGCTACATTGATATAGTAAATTATGTTCAAAAGATTAATCCACAAAACAAAAAACAAATTTATTCCATCTATCGCGAAATGTTACCAAAGAAGAAAGTTTACCTCAAATATGTAAAAAACCAAAATAAAAAAAATTACCAAGAACTAGCTGAATATGTTGCTGATTATTATGAATGCTCCTTAGGTGAAGCTGATTATTATATTGATATTTTAGGCATTAGTGTTAGAAGTATTTTATGGAAAATGGGAGTAGAAGAGGATGAAACTGAAAAATTAATAAAAAAAGCATTATTATAAACAAGTTATATGAATTATTTAAATACCCCCAATGGATGGGAAATAGTTAAAGAAGAAGGCTTTAATTGGGGCTCTATAGAAAATATTAACGCTAGACGTCAGGTATACCAAGAAGTTTGGGTAAATAAATTATATGAAAAAATATTTGAGGTTGAAGAAGGAGATATTGTTATTGATTTAGGTGCTGGTATTGGTGATTTTACTTGGAGTATTAGAAATAATAAACCCCAAGCTATATACTGTTTTGAACCCGGTGCAGATTCTCAAAAATCTCTTCCTCTCTTAAAAGAGAATACATCTCAAATTCCAAATTGTTTTATTATTGAAAAATTTATGTCTAGTATTGATAATAAAAATAATATTACTTGGGATACTTTTTTAAAATCTAATCATTTAAATAAAATTGATTTTGTAAAAACTGATTGTGAAGGAGGAGAATATGAAATTTTTAAACCTGAAAATATTTTTTGGGTAAAAGAAAATATAAAAAAAATAGTAGGTGAATGGCATCTATCAACACCAGAATTAAAATCAAAATTTAGGATTTTTAGAGATACATATTTAAGATTATTTCCTAATCATGAGGTTAATTCGGTTAATGGTGTAGACATTAAATGGGATTTATGGAATGAACATTTTATTGAATATTATAACGAAGTAATAATTTATATAGATAATAGATAATGATGAAATCAAGTGAAATTATTAAAAAAGAATATCCTCATATTTACAATGGTTATATGGATATCATGGAAGAGCAGCTGGAGTTATTCAGTAAAAAACATCTGGACTATGGTATGGCTAATATCAGTGCTGGGACTTTACTTTCTACTAAAGAAGAAAGGGCTTTTGCTCTTACAGGACTTTGGTATAGAATAAGTGATAAAATTAGTAGATGGAAAAATTTATTAATTACTAATAAAGTTATTAATAACGAACCTCTAACAGATACTTACCAAGATATTGTAAATTATGGTATCATTGCTCAATTAGTTGAGCGTGGTTTATGGAAAAAATAAAATTAGTTATATTTGATTTAGATGGTGTTTTAGTTGAAGCTAAAACCATCCATTATGATGCTCTAAACCAGGCGTTAGGTAAAGACTATACTATTAGTTGGAATGAACATCTATCAGTTTATGATGGGTTAAAGACTAACCAAAAATTAGAAATGCTTACTGAACGTAAGGGTTTACCTACAGAATTACATTCTAAAATTTGGGAAAGTAAACAAAAATATACACTTCAAATGCTTAAAGAACTTCAGCCGGATGAAACATTACAATCTGTAATGAATTCTCTAGTTGAGTGTGGTTATAAAATTGCTGTATGTTCTAATTCAATACGAAAAACTGTATTAACAGTTCTATCTAAATTAGGGATAATGGAGTTTATGGATTTAGTTATATCTAATGAAGATGTAAAAAATTCCAAACCTCACCCTGAAATGTACTGGAAAGCAATATCAATGATGAGTTGTTTACCTGAGGAGACATTAATCGTAGAAGATTCACCTTATGGTTTGTTAGCAGCATCTCGTTCTAAATCTCATGTATTAAGAGTTACTAAACCTCAGGATGTTACTTATGATAATATTTTTAATAAATTAACAGAAATAGAAAAAGGCCAAATTATGAAATCCCCAGCATGGAGAGATAATAAACTAAATGTATTAATTCCAATGGCGGGTGCTGGTTCTAGATTTACGCAAGCAGGGTATACCTTCCCAAAACCTCTTATTGATGTTCAAGGAAAACCAATGATCCAAGTAGTAGCTGAAAATTTAAATATTAAAGCTAACTTTATTTACATAGTACAAAAAGAACATAGATTAAAATATAATTTAGATACTTTACTTAATTTAGTTACACCAAATTGTAAAGTTGTAGAAGTTGATGAATTAACTGAGGGAGCAGCGTGTACCGCATTATTAGCTAAAAATTTTATTGATAACAATTCACCCTTATTCTTTGCTAACTCAGATCAATTTGTAGAATGGGATTCAAATGAATTTTTTTATAAAATGAATGAAACTGAAGTTGATGGGGGAATTGTTACATTTAAATCAACTCATCCAAAATGGTCATTTGCCAAAACTGATGATCAAGGATTTGTAACAGAAGTTGCAGAAAAAAACCCTATATCTGATTTAGCAACAGTAGGTTTTTATTATTGGAAACATGGTTCTGATTTTGTTAAATATGCTGAACAAATGATTAATAATAATATTAGAGTAAATGGTGAATTTTACGTTTGCCCCGTATATAATGAAGCTATTCAAGACAACAAAAAAATTATAACCTTTAATATTCCCAAAATGCGGGGATTAGGTACTCCTGAAGATTTAAAGTATTTTTTAGAAAATTATAAATAATGGATATTTTAAAACTAAAAGATATGGTTGGTGGTTGGTTTGTAGGTGATTTTGAACCTACAGCTTATAAAACTAAAGATTTTGAAGTAAGTTATAAAACCCACCCTAAAGGAGAAGTATGGGATAATCATTATCATAAAATAGCTACAGAAATTAACTATCTAGTTCGCGGTAATATGAATCTAAGTGGGACTCACCTAAAAGAAGGTGATATATTCATACTACACCCAGAGGAAATAGCTGTTCCTGAATTCTTAACAGATTGTGAAATAGTCTGTGTTAAAACAGCAAGTGTAAAAGGAGATAAATATATAGTAGAATGAATATAGTTATACCAATGGCGGGTTTAGGAACTCGATTTTTTAATGAAGGTTTTACATTACCTAAACCATTAATTGAAACTAATGGTAAAACACTTATTGAACATTCAATTTCAACATTAGGGGTTCAAGGAAAATATATTTTTATAACTCGTAAATATGATAACCCTGAGCATAATGTACTTTTAACTAAACGTTTAAATGAAATTCAACCTAATAGTATTGAAATCCAATTAAACGAACCTACTAAGGGTGCTACTGAAACTGCTTTAGCAGCTAAACAATATATTAATAATAATGAACCTCTTATTATTACTAATTGTGACCAAATTACAGATTGGGATGCTTCTAAATTTAATGAATTTATTTCTAACCCTACTATTGAAGGAGTAATAGTTACCTACCCTTCTACTAATCCTAAAAATAGTTTTGCTATAGTAGAAGATGATCAAGTTGTAAAACTAGTTGAAAAGAAAGCAGTATCAGATATAGCTTTAATTGGAGTCCACTATTGGAGAGAAGGGTATATGTTTGTAGAAACAGCTGAAATGCTCTTAGGGGATTTTGAAGAAGAAGGCAGACCTGAATGTTATATATCAGAAACATATAACTACTTACTTTATAAAGGAGCTAATATTAAAAACTATCATATCTCAGCTAATGAATATATTCCATTAGGTACTCCCTATGATCTAAAAATTTATGAGGGTAAAGTAAAAGAATTCCATACTGAAAAACCTAAAACTATATTCTGTGATATAGATGGTACCTTAGTAAAACACGCTCATAGATTTAGTGATTTAAAAGATACTAAACCTGTATTACTTCCAGATGTTAGAGAGAAATTTAATCAATGGGATTCTCAAGGCCATAAAATTATTTTGTGTACTGCTCGTAAAGAATCTGCTCGTGAAATGACTGAATCCCATTTACAAATGTTAGGGTTATGTTGGGACATATTAATTATGGGAGTTACTAGTGGACAACGCGTTTTAATTAACGATAAATTAAATGTAGCACATACTGATAGAGCAATAGGAATCAACGTTATAACCAACGAAGGTTTTAAAAATATAGAATTATGAAATTAATATCACATAGAGGAAACCTAGAAGGTCCTAATCCAGAAAGAGAAAACCACCCAGATTATATTTATGAAGCTATCCAAGCTGGGTATGACGTAGAAATTGATATTTGGTTTGTAGATGGGAAATTTAAATTGGGTCATGATGAACCTCAATATGATTTTCCTTTTGATTTATTTAGTAATTTTTATACTAAACTCTGGATTCATTGTAAAAACTTAGAATCTCTTTCTCAATTAAATAACTTAGATAGTAATGGCTCTAAATTAAATTATTTTTTTCATGAAGGTGACCTTGGAGTTTTAACTTCAAAAGGGTATATTTGGTCAACAAACCAATGTGAACGAGCGGTTTTAGTAATGCCTGAAACCTTTAATCAAGAACCAAATGAAAAAACATTTGGGGTTTGTAGCGATTATGTAGTAAACTATAAATAATGCCTATAAACCAAAAATATAATTTACTATTTATCCATATTCCTAAAAATGCTGGTACAACTATTGAAAATATTTTCTCTATGTATAGTAATCCTAGCAGCTTATGGTCAGGAAGTGAATTAGTTTTAGATGAGGGTAATTTTGCCCCCCAACATTTAAATTATAGTTTACTTAATAAGTATTATACTAATATAGACTTTTCTAAAATGATTAAGTTTACCTTTGTTAGAAATCCTTATTCTAGAACTATTTCTTTATTTAATTGGAATTTAAAACAGAATTATTATAAACCTAAATTTGATAATAAATTTACTAATAGAGAATTTGAAAATTTTTTAGTAAGTTTTATCTCAAAACTAGACTCATCACATAAATTACCTCAAAGTTTTTATTTTGATTGTGATTATGACTTTATAGGTAAAGTAGAAAACTTTAAAGAAGATTTTACTAACTTTCTAACTAAATATAATATTGCTATAAAATATAAAGGCCAACATGATAATAAAACTAATAGTAACCAAATTTTAAATAATTTATCTTCGAAAAATATTAATCTAATTAATACGTTATATGAAGAAGATTTTAAAAGGTTTAATTACGATATGATATGAAAATAGCAGTTGTAACAGCTACTTATCAACGAGGTGACGGTAATACCCCATTAGTATTAACTCGAGCTATTGAATCTTTAAAAAAACAAGCCCACACTGATTGGAAGTTTTTCCTTATAGGAGATGCTTATGCAGATCAAAATGAATTTAATTCTTTTTCTAATCTTCTACCTTCTAATAAAATTTATACAGAAAACCTCCCAGTAAGTATAGAACGTGAAAAATACCCTCCAGGCACTGATAGATGGCATGTTAGTGGAATTACCCCTGTAAACATAGGTATAGAACGTGCTTTAGAAGAAGGTTTTGATTATATAGCTCTATTAGATCATGATGATCTTTGGTATCCTGACCATTTACAATTAATAAATGAAGGAATTAAAAAAACTAAATCCCCATTTATCTTTACTAGAGGATTTTATGAAGTTTCTAATGGAATAAGTGTAGGTATACCTTACCATGGGTATGAATCTGAAAAATTCGAACAATTACGTGTTAATGTAGATAATCCTATTAAATTAAATTATGGTTTTAACGGGTATGCTTGCTTTCCTTATGAATGTATTTTCCTTAAAACCTCAGTTTGTTTAGATTGTAGGTTAATTAAGTTAAGAATGAGAGATTGTTTAGAAGAAACTGGAAAAAGTTCTGTGGGAGATGCTGATTGGTGGTTAAGAATTAGAGAAGAAATGATAGAAGGTAAATATAAACCTGCTTTATTTATAGACCATATTACGTGTGCTAATATAGATGAAGGGTATAGTAAAACTAACACATAATGAAACCAGCAATTTTAATTACATCTCATCCTAATACAGATGAAAAAGAACAAATTTTACAAAATTTTGGAAACTTTATTTCTCAGTATAAAATAGACCATTACTTAGTTACTAACTATCCTCCTAAATCAGATACTCAAAAAAAGTTTAAAGGTTCATTTTTTTATAATAATAATCCACCTGGTCCTTTTTTAGGTAACGTATGGCTAACCTTTCCCCCAATTAGAAAGACACATCATCAAATTATCCCAAATTGGACTTATTCCTTTATGTTATTATTATTAAACGGTGTTAAAAACTTAAAAAATTTAGGTTATACCCATTTTATCTATTTAGGATATGATTCTCTCCCAGATTATGATCTTATTAAAAATTATATAGATAAAAGTTTATCAATATTAAAAGATAAAAAAGCTACATTTACTGAGTATGAGTTAGGGTGGGAAGATTCTTTAAGTAGTACTAATTGTGCTAGTGAAATAGACTTCTTTATAGAAGTATTTGAAAATAGTTTAGAATTATATTTAAAAAGAGAACTTCCTACACTATGTGAACAGTATTGGTACTCATCTTTATCTCTATATTTAAAGCAAGTCCAAATCCTCCCTAAATCTGATGCAATCCCTACTACATTTGATAGTGCTAGTTCTAACTATAAATTTAAATCTGGAAACTACTATTTAGGGTTTGATAAATCTTCTAATAATATTCTAATAATCACAGATAACTTAACCTTAAGTATTCAAGATAAAAATTCAAATATAATTCCACATAATTTTTTAAGTTCTAATCTTAAATCAGAATATTTTCCTAAAGAATTAACTGCATATAAACTTGAATCTATAGAAGATGAAAAATATTATGTAGATGATGAACTTTTATTTATTAATACTCCTGAATGGAGAAATTTAAATTATTTTGAAGACCTATGACCTATAATGACTTAATATCCAAATTACATTCCTACTCAAGAATAATAGTCTCAGGACCTCAAAGATCAGGTACTACTTATGCAGCTTTTACTTTATCTCAAGATTTAGAATATAAACATATTGATGAACAAGAATTTGGTACTCATACTGCAGAAGGATTTTTAAATGTTCTTTCTCAAGAAAATATTGTAGTACAATGTCCTGCTGTATCCCATGTTTTAGACCAAATCCAATCCCAAAATACTATCATTTTGTGGATGGATAGAGATAATGAAGATATTGCTAAAAGTGAAGATAGAATTGATTGGCATCCTCATTGGTTTAATGTTGAAAAAAACAAATACAGAACTATATATGGTGATGAAGTTGATAAATTTGAAAGAAATTCATTAATGAAAAAACATTATTGGAATATTCAAAAACAAAATTTAAAAACAGATTATTTAGATATTCCATACTCTATTTTAAAAGAAACAAAAGGTTTTATTTCAAAAACTCAAAGAAAAGATTTTGGAGTAAAACAAATACAATTATAAATTTGGTTACCCGAGAATCCTTTCGTATATTTACCGATTAAATAATTTAATGATTAATATTCAATATAATCACCCAAATATAAGAGTAGAAACTAAACAAGTTTCTATGCTACATAATTTACCTTTAACTTTAAATGTTAAATCTCATGTTAGTAAAGAAACTACATGGAACTGTCAATTGGGGGACTACAGCTGGGCAACTTTTTCTAATGATTCTATTTTTGATATTGAAATAAAGGATTCTAAAGGTAAAATTGTTATTAATAGGGAATTTAATATTTTAGAAGATGGAAGTTATTTAGACAAAGCACTACAGATGTACTGCCAAAACTTAAATAACCCCCAAGGTTTAGCAATAGGCTCTCATGATGGTGAGTTTGGAGAATGGGTTTTACCTACTTTAGGTAATTTTACTAAAACAACTTTAGTAGAAGCATCAACCCCTCAATTTAAAAAACTTAAAAAAAATTACCAAAATCTCTCTAACGTAAATTTGATTCAAAATCTAGTTACTACAGATGGTTCTAAAGTAGAATTTTTTGAAGGAGGTAAGGGTTATACTAATTCTGTTAAAGAAAATGTAATTAGAAGTTGGGAAAAAGAAGAAATTAATTCCAATTTACGTGACTCTATTTCAATTAATGATTTAATAAATCAAATTACCCCAAATAAAAAATTAGATTGGCTACATTTAGATATTGAAGGGTATGATGCTGAAATACTTAAAGCAATAAACGTGGAGTTATTACCTAATTTTATTATATTTGAACATAACAACTTATCTAATAAAGATAAAACAAGTATAGAAAAATATTTTACTGATCTAAATTATACTCTTTATAACGAAGACCCAGTGTCTTATTTAGTAATTAAAGATAATGGCTAAGAAAAAAGCTCCTCAAATAGTTAGGAATATAAAAAATAATCCACCTAAACCGGTTGATTTTGCTTATGAGAAAAATATCTCATACTCCCAGCTATCAATGTATACACAGTGTCCTAAAAAATGGGCTCTACAATATAGAGATGGTCATAAAATAAAGGAACAAAGCATTCATATGACTTTTGGGACTGCATTACATGAGACATTGCAAATGTACCTTGATGTTATGTATAATCAAAGTGCAGTAAAAGCTGATGAGTTAGATTTAGAAACAGATTTTGAAACCCGATTAAGAGATTGTTATGCAGAAGCTTATAAACAAAATAAAGGAGAGCATTTTACTGACGCCCAAACACTTCGAGAATTCTATTCCGACGGTGTTGAAATTATAAATTATATTAGAAAAAATAGAAGAAATTATTTTTCTAAACGTGGTTGGTGGTTAGTAGGTTGTGAAATACCAATTGTATTGGCGCCAAATCCGCATTTACCACGCGTTAAATACATGGGCTTCCTTGATGTCGTGATGTATAATGAAAATACAAATAAATTCATTATAATCGATATAAAAACCTCGACACGAGGGTGGAATGATAAAGCTAAAAAAGACAAATCAAAGCAACATCAGTTAGTTCTATATAAAAAATTCTTTTCTCAACAATATAATATCCCAATAGATGATATTGATATTGAGTTCTTTATTGTAAAACGTAAGTTATATGAATCACAAGATTTTGTAATAAAACGTATCCAACAATTCAGACCCCCCTCAGGTAAAACTTCAATTAATAGAGCAACAAAATCACTAAATGAATTTTTAGATAATTGTTTTACATCTGAGGGGTATAATGAGAAGAATATGCCTGCTCTAATTAATAATAATTGTAAATGGTGTTCTTACTTCAAAACACATTTATGTTCTGCGACTTTTGAAGGATAATAATATACGTATATAAAAATATAATAAATAACGTTATGGCTAGTACAGATAAAAAAACACTTACAAGTGTTAAAATCAAAAGTGATTTATTCAACGAATTTAAAATTGAGTGTGTAAAACGTAAGTTCTCTTTCCAGAAACTTGCCGACCGCGCTATTCATTTATATCTTACAAATGAAGATTTTAGAAAAAAAATAAATAATCACAACAACTTAGAACTTTAAGTAAATGAAAGAAGGTTATATTCCTAAAGAGCAACGGAAAAATATTTTGTTGCTTACTGATGATATCAGATTCCCATCAGGTGTAGGCAATGTAGGTAAAGAAATAGTTTTACATACATCCCACCGTTATAATTGGTTTAACTTAGGGGCAGCAATGAATCACCCTGATAAAGGTAAAATAATTGATATTTCGGAAGAAACTAATAAATTAGCAGGAATTAAAGATGCTAGTGTTAAAATTCAACCAAATGATGGTTATGGGGATCCTAAAATTTTACGTAACTTAAGAAAGCAACATAAAATTGATGCTATATTTTTAATTACAGATCCACGTTACTTTGAGTGGTTGTTCCAAATTGAAAATGAGGTTAGAAATGAAATTCCTATTATCTATTTAAATATTTGGGATGATTTACCTGCTCCTATGTATAATAAGGGATTTTATGAATCCGTTGATACACTATTAGGTATTTCTAAGCAAACAGTTAACATCAATAAAATGGTTTTGGGGGATAAAGCTAAAACTAAAATTATTGATTATGTACCTCATGGTATGAATACCGAAGTTTTTCATCCTATTATAGTAGAAGATTTAGAATTTACTACATTTAAAAAACAATTAAATGTTGAAGATAAAGATTTTATTTTATTCTTTAATTCTAGAAACATCAGACGTAAAAACATCCCAGATACAATGTTATCTTGGAAGTATTTTTTAGATGAATTACCTAAAGAAAAAGCAGATAAATGTGTATTCATACTTCATACAGAATTAGTTAGTGATCATGGTACAGATCTTTCTGCAATAGCTAACTTAATTTTTGGAGAGAATAGCCCTCATATTAGATTTTCTACTAATAAATTATCAGCTCAACATCTAAATTACCTATATAATTTAGCAGATGCTCAGATTTTATTAACCTCAAACGAAGGTTGGGGTTTATCTCTTACTGAAGCCTTACTAACAGGCACTCCTATAATTGCTAATGTAACAGGTGGTATGCAAGATCAAATGAGATTTGAAGATAAAAATGGAAATTGGATTGACTTTGATTCTAATTTTCCTTCTAATCATAGAGGTACTTATAAAAAACATGGTAAATGGGCTTATCCTGTTTACCCCTCATCACGTTCTTTAAAAGGTTCTCCTAAAACTCCTTATATTTGGGATGATACTTGTGATCCCGAAGATGCTTCTAAACAAATTATGAAGCTTTATAAAATGTCCCCTGAACAACGAAAAAAATCAGGGATGAAAGGTTATAAATGGGCAATAGGAGATGAAGCAGGTTTTACTGCTAAACATCAAGCTCAACGTGTAATCAAAAGTATTGATAAAACATTTGAAGATTTCCAACCAAGAGAAAAATTTGAATTTATTAATACTAATGAGTATAAAATAGAAACTGTTCCACATAAATTATTATATTAATGAAACCCTTATTTTTAATTAGTTGTCCTTTTGATACTTACTCTGGTTATGGAGCTCGTAGTAGAGATGTTGTTAAAGCTATTATTAAAACAGATAAATATAAAGTTAAATTAATTTCCCAACCTTGGGGAAACACTAGATTTGGATTTTGCGATGATCATCCAGAATGGGAATTTTTAAATAACCATATTTTAAATGAAGAATTAATCGATAAACCTGAATTTTGGGCTCAGATAACCGTACCTAATGAATTTCAACCTATGGGAAAATTTAATATTGGAATTACAGCAGGTATTGAAACTACATTAGCAAATGGAGCATGGGTTGAAGGTATGAACAGAATGAATTTAAATTTGGTATCATCAGAACACTCTAAAACCTCATTTAAGAATGCCGTTTGGGAAAAGAAAGATAAAGCAGGTAAAACTATAAGTTCTATTCGCCTTGAAAAACCTATTGAAGTGTTATTTGAAGGAGTTAATTTAGACACCTACTTCCCAGATAATAAACCATGTATGATTGATTTTGATATTAAGGAATCATTTGCTTTCTTATTTGTAGGTCATTGGTTACAAGGGGAAATAGGCCAAGATAGAAAAAATGTTGGGTTATTAGTTAAGGCCTTTTTAGAGACTTTTAAAAATAAATCTAAACAACCAGCATTAATTCTTAAAACATCGGGTGCTAATAGTTCTTACATGGATAAAAATGAGATTCTTAGAAAAATTCATGTAATTAAACAGAGTTGTAAGGGAAATCTTCCTAACATATATTTACTTCACGGTGATTTTACAGATAAAGAAATGAATTCTCTTTATAATCATTCTAAAGTTAAAGCTATGGTTAGTTTAACTAAAGGTGAGGGATTCGGTAGACCTTTATTAGAATTTACTTTAACTAAAAAACCATTAATTGCAACAAAATGGAGTGGTCATATGGATTTTCTTAATCCTAAATTTACTACATTAATTAATGGTAAACTAGAAAATGTCCATCCTAGTGCTGCTAACCCAATGTTATTAAAAGAAAGCCAATGGTTCTCCCCAGACCACAAGGATATTTCAAAATCATTAAAATCTGTATTTGAAAATTATAAAAAATATTCTGAACTAGCAAAACGTCAGGCCCATTATAGTAAAACAAATTTTGATTGGGAAAGTATGAAAGATAAATTAGATAATCTTCTTACTGCTTTTGCCCCAGAATTCCCAAAACAAATCGAATTAGCAATCCCAGAATTAACCTTACCAACATTATGAGTGTAGATAATTTAACAATATGTGATAGATGTGGAAGTGACGCATGCTATGTACAAGAAGTAAATAATGAGATTAAAAACTATATGTGTTATGGTTGTGGTTTCATTACAAATTCATTAATGAAAAAAGATGAACAATTTTTTGAAGAACAATTTGCTCTTTTACCTAAACTTTATAAAGAAATATCAGGTGAAGATGAAAAAACAGGTTTAATTTGGATGCCCAATACTGTAAATATCCCAAATAAGGGAATGGTATTTGCTGAGGGTCAAAGTGCTGAAAAGTGGATGTGGTCCGCTGTAAAAGCAGTTCCTATGCCTAAAGAAGAGAAAGAATCATTTAAAGCTAAAGGTAAAGATTATGAATTTAAAATGGATATGACTACTATAAAATATTACCCTGAAAGTGATTTTATGGATGCTTTAGAATATATTGGTGTTTTTGAAAATTAAAATATGAAATTAAGTTATGCAATCCCTGTTTGTAATGAATTAGTAGAAATTCAACATTTAATTAAATTTTTACTAGATAACAAACGCCCCGAAGATGAAATTGTAGTATTATATGATTCAAAAAATGGAGATCCTGGAGTAGAAACTTATTTACGTAAAATGAATGTTGAAAGGACCTTATTTAGATGGAAACCTTTTAAATTCAATGGCAATTTTTCAGACATGAAAAATCGTTTAAATGGAATGTGTGAAGGCGATTACATATTCCAGATTGATGCTGACGAAATGCTTAATGAATACATGATAAAGATAATCCCTCAAGTGTTAGAGATTAATCAAGGGGTAGATTTAATGAGAGTTCCACGTATTAATAAAGTAGAAGGATTGACTGAGGCCCATATTCAAAAATGGGGTTGGAAAGTTGATGAAAAAGGTAGAGTAAATTGGCCTGATATGCAGTGGAGATTATATAGAAATGATCCACGTATTAGATGGCATGGTGAGGTACATGAAAAAATTATTGGGCATGCTACACATGCTGTTTTACCTATAAAAGAAGATTTTGCTTTAATTCATAATAAAACAATCGAACGCCAAGAAAAACAAAATGCTTACTACGATACTTTATGATTTCAGTTATAATCCCAACATATAAAGAACCAGATGTACTTGATATTTGTTTAAATTCAATATTTAAGGGTCAAGATGGTGATAATGAAATTATTGTGGTAGTTGATGGATTTAAAGATTTAAACCAACAAGTATTAGATAAATACCCTAAAACTAAAATAGTAAATTTTAATGATAATAAGGGTGCTATTACATCCACAAATTGGGGAGTTTATAATGCATCTAATGATTTTATTTTAATAGTAAATGATGATAATGTTTTTCCTGAACATTGGGATACAAAATTAAAACCATATTGTCAAAAAGGTAAAGTAATTACAATCAACCAGATTGAAGCTCAACCTTCAATGTTTAAACAAACCCATATTAAAAATTTAGGGACTCCAGAATCTTTCAATTTAAAAACTTTCTGGGAATACGAAGCATCACTTCCTATCCCACCTCATGAAAAATCAGGATCACAATGGCCTTTCTTAATGTATAAACCTGATTATATGGCTGTTGGGGGGTTAGATGTTTATTATCCTTCACCTCATGTTGTTGATTGGGATTTTATGTTAAAGTGTGAATATGTAGGTTTTGAAATGGTTAGAGTTTATGATTTACATTTATATCATTTTGGTAGTATAGCAACTAGAAGAGATCCTTTAATGAATCAAATTAGTAGTGAAAAAGAAAAACAAGCACATTACTTTTTTTCAAATAAATGGGGTCAAACAATAGAACATGATCCACAAACCAATTCTAAATTATTAACTAAATTTAAATGAAAAAAATCCTTCAAAATAAATATGGAAATGGTTTAAATATAAAAGAATCACCTAAAACCGAAGCTGAACGTGAAATAACATTATTTATTGACACAATAGAAACGTTAGAACATATTTGGCATGCTGAGCATGAATTGAATAATGATTATGGAGTTGATTTAATTAGTTTTAGTCAATATTATTATCATGCAATAGAAAATTTAATTATAGCTAAATATGGTTATAATAAAGCTGATATAATTTGGTGGTGGGTTTTAGACAGATTTGCTGAAGATGGTAAGTTATTAGGAGTAGAAGATAAAAATGGAAAAGTTTATACATTAAAAACCCCTCTAGATTTGTGGAAGTTTTTACAAAAATTGTGATATGTATTGAGTAACCAATAAAACTCGATATGAAAGACATAAAATATATAAATTGTTCGGTTTGTCAAGAACCAATGCCTGAACTTAGACTAACTAAGTTTAATTATAGTTTTTGTGTTAACTGTAGTGAAACTAAACCTAAAAAAGCAATTAATGCTCAATTTGGAGAAGGTGATCACACATTTAATGAAATAGTATTTATTGAAGATTAATGCCAAGCGCGAAACCACTTAATAAAGAATTAATATTGGCAGCTATGTCTCAAACATTGAGTAATAAAGCTGCTGCTCGCTATTTGCATGTTTCTTATACACACTATAAAAAATGGGCTAAAACATATGATGCAACGGAAGAGGGTTACAGTAATTTATTTGACCAACATTTAAATCAGGCAGGTAAAGGTATACCTAAATTTTTAAGAGCAGATGGACCCGAACCTGCTTTATTAGATATTATTGAAGGCAGAATAGATGCTTCATCATTTAGTCCTGATAAATTAAAATATAGATTAATAACTGAGGGATATTTAAAAGAAGAATGTTCAGTATGTGGTTTTCATGAACGTAGAGTAAACGATTATAAGATACCATTATTACTTAATTTTAAAGATAATAATAAAAATAATTATCGAAAAGAAAACATAGAATTACTTTGTTACAATCATTATTTCCTACAAGTAGGAGATATATTTAGCGACAAACAGATTAAGGGTATAGAAGACCATGTCCCAACATATCAAAGTGAGGTAGAATGGGAATTAGATGATTACCAAAAACAACAATTAGAAAAACTAGGTTTAAGCGATCAAGATGAAAGCGATGACCCTTATTCCTTAGTATCCAGACGATGAAAAAACGTAAAAGTAAATTAGCACGTAAAAAACGTAAACATGATAAGTTAGTTAATGATTATGACAATCAAAAGTCTAAACATTTAGAAAAACTAGCTGATAAAATGTTGGAAGACCAAGAAAAACTTAGTAAATTACGGGATAAGAAATCAGACGGTAAATTTTTAGACCTATTTTAAATGGTAAAACGAATTAGAATAAAAAGTATAGAAGAATTTGAAATGATGCTTCAAGATCAAGATCTTAAAATTTCCAAAGCTATAACTGAAGTGGCATTAAAAAATTTAAAAAGTAAAAAACGTTTTATACCTGTTTTAGAAATTCATGTTGAAGAAGAAGGACAAATTTTTGATATAACCTTGGATAGGCGAGATATTCTTAGTACATTACAGCAGAATTTAGAAATTCATGAGCGTAACGAAGATTATGAAGGTTGTGCTCGAATTGCTAAAGCAATACAAGAATTAAAAAAATAATTGTATGAAAAAGGTTATGTTATTAAGTCTCTTACCATTATTTATTAATAGTGGTAATATAGAAACATTAGAAGTATGTTATGAAGAAACTATTATCGAAATTAAGCCTAAGAACATTCAACCTGTTATTACAGATGGAGACCTTCTCAATGCCCTTATTTTTGTTGAGTCTAATGGTGATGATTCTGCTATTGGCGACAGGCATCTTATAGGAAATGAAGCCATAGGTGTATTACAAATTAGACCTATAATGGTTAGAGAAGTTAATAGAATCTTAAAAATTCAAGGTAAAACAAACCTATTCAATTTAAAAGATAGGTTTGATCGTCAACAATCAATACGTATGTTTATGGTTTGGAAAAATTTCCATCATAAAGATAGTAATAATGAAGTTATTGCTCGTAATTGGAATGGTGGTCCTAAAGGTTATAAAATAAAAAGAACCGAAAAATATTGGAATAAAATAGAAAAACAATTAAATAATGAGTAATACAAGCGCAAAACAACGTTACGAAACATTTATGGAATGGCATAGTTGGGCTAAATCTAACTATCCAAACTTTAAAAATGCTGTTAAAAAGAAAAAACCCTCACAGCCACGTTTTAGTGACTATGGTAAGTAAATTATCTGTCCTACAAGTAATGCAGATTATGTCAGATAATGACTTTGTTTATATGATGGAGTATGAACCTGGTACTATAATATCATTATGTAATGCTTTAAGTATTGAACTTCAAGAATCAAAAGAAAATGAAAGTATTAGTAATAGGAGAAACTTGTGTTGATGAATTCGTTTACTGCGATGCTAAACGATTATCACCAGAGGCACCAGTACCTGTTTTAAACCCAATTAAATCGACTGAAAACCCAGGAATGGCAGGTAATACATTTGCTAATGTGAAAGCATTATCACCTGAAGCTATAATGGCTAATATTACTCAAAAGAAAAAAATTGTTAAAACACGCTACGTAGAAGAAAAATCAAATCATATGTTTCTTAGAGTAGATAAGGGTGAAAAATTTGATGACCATCTCCAATGGAGTATGTTTATTGATTCTTCTATTGCTGAAGCTGATATTGTAATAGTTAGTGATTATAATAAGGGGTTTTTATCAAACGCTGATTTAAAAGAAATTGCTCGTAAATCAACTTTATCTATTCTAGATAGTAAACGTAAGTTAACTGATGATATTATTGAAGGTTTTACATTTGTTAAATTAAACGAATCTGAAAAATTAAATAACCCAAATTTAACTAAAGATAATATTATTACTACTTTAGGTAAAAAAGGTGCTGAATATAAAAATATATTATTTGAATCACCTAACCCCCAAGATACTATTGATGTTTCAGGTGCTGGTGATACATTTACAGCTGCTTTTATAGTAAAATACTATCAATTAAAAGATGAAAGCGCAGCAATTAAATTTGCTAATCGTAAGTCCTCAGAAGTAGTCTCACAAAGAGGTGTAGTAACCCCAGAATTCGAATGAAAGAAATAGTTATATTTGGTTCATATTGTAATACAAAAGCTAAATTAAATGCTTTAGAAACTAGTATTAAAAAAGCAAAAAAATTAGGATTAGATGTTTTAGTATTTGGTAGATATCCTATCCCAGAGTCAACACAAAAAATGTGTGATTATTGGATTTATGATAAATCAAACCCAATTATACAAGAACGAACATTAAATCATTGGTCAATAGCTGAAGGGAAATATATTTCAAATTGGTTTCCTGATTATGGGTATGCTGCTTTAGAACAAATAGTAAAATCATTAGGTTTTGTTAGAAATTTAGGTTATGAAATAGCTTATTGGTTAGTTTATGATGTAGATTTAACTAATTTTCAACCATTTAGAGAAGTATGTTTAGATAAATTAATTGACCACGAAGTAATATGTCATAAATTTACTCCTGTTAAACATCAACCTGAAAAAGGGCTTGATGGAACTTCTATAGGTTTTAAAATTAATCCTAGTTTTACCAAATTAAAGGGTGTAATGACAGAAACTTTTTATCGTGACTTAATTACTAGGCGTGATAATTTTATTTCTGAAGATTTTATGCAAGAATGTTTTAAAGTAAGTGAATTAAACTATCATATCTTAAAAACCAAACCCAACCTACCAGCTACCTTAACATCAACAGGGTTAAGAAAACATGGTGATATACCAAAAGATTTTCCAAAAACTTTACAATATATAACATATTGTAATATTGGTTGGGACGAAGATAATAATAATGTTAACGTATTTATTTGGGAATTAAAACAACATATCTATAGTATAACATTTAATTTTGGAAATAATAAACATATAATATTAGATAAAGCTTCAACCTTTGAATTTAACTTAGATTATAAACCTACTAAATGTGAAATAGTTGAAATTAATGGTGAGGTTATTAATGAAGTATTAGATCCTGAATTTACGGATTTATATTGGGGAGTATTTAAAATAAGAAATATGCCATAATATTTGGTTATTCCAAAAATTGTTCGTATATTTACATTATAAATAAAGGTTATACATATGCCACTTTGGAAATTTAAAAATTTAAATAAATACGGTCATCTTAGAACCCGTATTATGTACACTGAAGATTCACAATTTACATACAAGCCTAAAGGATTAGGTTCATTTGTAGGTGTAAGTAGATTCCATTATGAATCAAGAACCCCATATCATGGCTTAATGACATCTCCAGCAGATGGTAAAACATATCTTACACCAGATTGGATTGAAGTATTACCACAAACTACTCTTGCTGATATTAAGGTAGCTGAAGAGGAAACTCGTGGGAGAAAAAAAGGTAGTACTAAAATTGAAAATCCAAGAGAATGGAAATTTGAATCAAAATCAGATCCAGATAGCTGGTATGTAGTAAAGCAGGTTAGTGAATTTAAAGTAACTTGTAATTGTATGGGTCAATATAGAGCAAAAGACCGTAAATGCCGTCACATGAAAGAAGTGATGGAAGAATTAAATATTAAATAAATTATGCATAGATTAGAATTAGAAATAGAAATCAAACGTTTAAGAGTATTAATGAATCAAGCATTTGATGATGGTGATGAAGTTACTGGAGATCATTATATTGATGAAATTGATGTATTAGCTAAAATATTAAATAGTGGTATGAGTCAAGAAGAATACGCTAAATGGTTAAATTCAACAGAACACGAACGTGAAAATCATCACTTACCAATTGAAATTAGAGGTGCTGTTATTGATGCTATTAATAATGCCAATTTAAGCAAACGGATGGTAGATGAATGGAATTCATATCTTGATTTTGATTTACATGAAAAACTACAAACATATGGTTTTGTAGGTAGTGCTCGTTTAAATAAAATATTTGCAGTATAATATGAATGGTATCTACAAGTGTATTACTGAAAACGGAGAAATAGCCTACATAGGTTCATCAGGTGTTACTATAGATAGATTAGAATCCAATCATAGAAATTATTTCAAATATGAAAATGGATACGAAAGTGTATTTAGAAAAACCCTAAGAGAAGAAGGTAGCAATTGGACATTTAAGTGGGTTATAAAACCTTTTAATTGTGATAAAAAAACAATTGAAACAATTGAGGGAGCATTTATCAATGAATTAACCCCACTATATAACATAGATAAAAACCCTGTACGCTCATCTATTAAATATAAAAGATATAAATAATCAATAAAATGCTTGGTTACCCAAGATAGGGTTCGTATATTCACGGTGTTGAATAAGGCAAGAAGCCGTAAAATAAGAGTTATGTTAGATAATATTGATGTGCTAAAAATGTTAAAAAGGCTTACTGAAATATCAAATGAGTTTGAGGTATTAAATGAGTCAACTCAAGAGCGAATTACAGAGTACTTAGATACTCAAATCGCAATTGAGGAAGATGTTAATTTTGATCCATTTGAAACAGGTAAGCTATGACACTAAGAGATTTATACCAGTACTGTCAAGAAGTAGTTGAAAAACACCCTTCATTAGGAAGTGAAATTATGGAATTTTACGCTTTAGCCAATATGGAAGTTGAAGATGGTGAAAGCGAAGATCACGAATGTGAGTTAGCAGTAAGTGATATTAACGATTTAATTAATGATCTATGAGTAGAGGTAGACCATCAGAAGAAGCAGTAAGGAGAACTAAATATGTTCAAACGTGTTATGAAACACCAACCAAACCAGAATTAGGTTATAAATTAGTTTATCATTTTGATCTTGATAAATACCCTAATGGTGCATATAGAGTAGACCATTTCCCAGCTAAAGGTGAAAAATTCCCAGTTGTTAAACCTGAAAAAGGTAAAGCATACAATAAACAACCAGTAGTAATGGTCTTTAAAACGTCAAATCGTTCAAATGCTAAAACTAAAATGAAAGTTTGGAGAAACGAAAGTATTGACTGGATTATAACTCAAGATAAACTTGCTGGAGTTCCTAGTACTGCAGAAATATTAGAATTAAGTGTTGGATCTTCATTTATAGAAAAATATAAGTCTAAGTATAATTTATAATATTTATTTAAGATAAAAAACCTACTATTATGGCTTGTATACCTTGTTTAGAAAAGGAAAACCCTCAACATTTTTATACAGATGTTTTTACAGATGAAAGAGGTATATTTTATCCATCCCAATTAACTGAAGGTGAAGGTGTATTAAATAAAAAATGGATTCAATCTAATATTAGCATTAATCCAAAAAAATGGACTTTAAGAGGTTTACATTACCAAAAACAACCATACCAACAATCAAAATTCATTCAAGTAATACAAGGGGCTATTATTGATTTTATGGTTAACATAAAACCTGAAAGTAAAGAGTATGGTAAAATGCATTATTATGCTATTGAAGCTGGTAATGCAGTTTACTGTCCTGTTGGTTATGCTCATGGTTTTATTACTTTAGATACTAATACTATAATTCAATATTTTGTAGATAATGAATATAATAAAGAATCTGAAAATTCTATATTTTGGAACTCAATACCAGACATTTTGGAAACAATAGAAAGAGTAGATCCTAGATTTAGAGCTGAAGAATTAACAATATCTTCTAAAGATTTTAATGCAGAAAAATGGCAATAGATTTGTTTTCCTAAGTTATTTTTCGTATATTTATAACATATAAATAAAATTAGATTATGGCTACAAGAGCACTTATTGGTTATCTAAATCCAGACAATACAATTACTACAACATATAACCATTATGATGGTTACCCTGAAAATTTAGGAGTTGCATTAAATAAACACTATTCTACAGATGAAAAAGCTAAAGAAATAGCTAATATGGGATATGTTTCATTTGTTGACCCAGAAACAGGAGATATAGAAGCTAATAATCAAGAAGCACCAAGAACAGTTGGTGATAGTGATTTAGTTTCTTCCTTACAATATTTTAGAGATTCAGCGGATGGAACTGATTATGCTTATCTTTGGGCTCCACAAACTGGAGATTGGATGTATGCAAGACCTTCTATGAAAATGGAAGATTTTGTAGATAATTTTGCTTTAGGTATAGATTTTCAAGATGAAGACGATTTAGCAGATATGGATTCAATTGATAGTATGGAAGAAGGGTATACAACTAAATGGAAAAATTTCCTAAGTGAAAACGTAGTTGATGAAACTGAATTTAATTTCTTTAATACTATATTAGGAGATAAATACTCAGATGATGAAATTGAAACTTATCTAAAAAGCGATTCATTTATAGATGCATCAAGAGATGATGATATGGAAATGACAGTTGATAATTCTTCGAATTGGGAAAATGAATTTTTCGAATTTTTTGACAACACAGATATTTGATAAAAAAAAACTAATTAGTTATGATCAAAGGACAACAGGGAGGTGATTTCTCCCAAAATGGTTATCAACAAACAATAGATGAACAAGCAGGTTTAGTATCAACACCTGTTCAATCTATAGATAAAACTACATCTCAATTTCACCCTCAAACCAACCAAATTCATCCTGAAATCCCTTCAGATAGTAGGCAACGTATGGACCTTGGAATGAATCCTGATACTGATACTGGTAACTTTAATTTACAGTTAAATAATCTAGAGGATTATAAACAACAATGGAATAAAAATCAAGCAGTAAATATTACTAATTTATTCCCTGAGACTCAAATAAATACACTTCATAATTATTATTTTAACCAACCTGATGATTGGTGGGATTTAATCTTATACCCCGATCCTGATTTTGATTATGAACAATCTGCTATAGATAATCCTTCATATTACCATATGTATAGGGCTAAATCTAATGATCCTAGTATACCTCAAAGAATAGCCCATTGCCATGATTTAAATAATCAAGGTATTTTTAGTTACATTTATAGAAGAACTAGTGATTTAAGTGTTCAACTACATTCATATTTAAAAATATTTCAAGATAAAAGATTTCTAGACTACTTGTCCAGCATTACTGGATATGAAAATTTAGAATACAGTGAAGGTAGTACCTTTATTTCTAATTATGGTCCAGGTCATTATAATGGTCCTCATACTGATGGTTCAAATGGAAGAATTGCATTTGTTTTTCACATGTCAAAAGGTTGGAAACCTGAAATGGGAGGTTTGTTTATGAGAATGGATTGGGATTGGAAAACTATAAACAAAACAATATCACCTCCATTTAATACTTTATCTATTTTTGATACAAAATGGGAAAATAAAGAAGGTGCGCCACATTTAGTAAGTGAAGTAGCACAAGGAATAAATAATAAAAGGATCAGCTATACAGGTTGGTATAAGTAATTATGGTAGAGACAGACGTAAAAATTGAATCATATTTCCCAACATCAATGGGTTATGGATGGAACACAGAATTAGCAAATCATTACTTACCTATCATTAATAAAATTTTAGAAGAACAAGCAGATACTGAGTTTTTTTGGAAAGGTAAAACAACTCATAACCAAGATGACTTTAGATTAGCAGAACACCCAGAAATGGACTTGATGAAAGAGTTTGTTTTTAATGTAAGCAAACAATATCTTGATCAATTGGGTTATGATTCAGATTTCTTAAAGGGTGAGATATTTTTAATTGCAAATGCTTTAGAAAAAGGTAGTTTTCATAAATCCCATACTCATTATAATTGTTTACTTTCAGGTGTTTGGTATCTTCAAGTACCAGAAAATAGTTCTCCATTAGAATTTGAAACTCCAGTATTTCCAGCTTTATTAACTCAAATCCCTAAAAAAGATAGTACAAATCCTTTAAATTGGACTAACACATATCTTTACCCGGCTACAGGTTATTACACCGTTTTCCCACCTTATGTGAGGCATGCAGTATTACCAAATGATAGTACGGAATCTAGGATAGCTATCTCATGGAATATATCATAAATTGTGATTGAAGACGAAAATATACAGTATAATCCAAAAGGAAATAAAACCTTATTAGTATCTTTTGGAGGGCTCCATCAAAAGATGGGTATGTCTATGTTTGAATTTAACTCATCAGTAAAAAATCTTAAAGTTGATTCTTTATTCGTAAAAGATCCTAAAAGAATTTGGTATCAAAATGGGATTTCACAAAAACATAATAGTGTAGAAAGTACAGTAGAATTAATTAAAAGCTATTCTTCTAAATACCAAACAACAATATGCATAGGAAACTCAGCTGGAGCCTTTGCTGCAATTTTATTTGGAACTTTATTAAATGTTAATCAAGTAGTTGCTTTTTCACCCCAAACTTTATTAAGTAAAGATCTAAAAGATTTCCCCTGGATGAAGGAATTAGATAATTTATACAAAGGTGATATGTATTGTGTAGATTTAAAATATCATTTAAGTAGTATTAATTATTCTACTAAAATTGATGTATGTGTCCCAGTACTTAATTCTTTTGATGTAAATCAATTTGATCATATAAAAGATATGCCTAACGTAAAGATGCTTCCTTTTAATACTGCAGATCATAACATGGGGGGTTATATTAAACATATAATGGGACTCGATAAGTTTTTAAATTCTTATATATCATAAAAAATTAGAATTAATTAACAAAAGTTTTATAATATGTATGTTAAGATAATTATAAAAAATATGAATAGTACTTACTTTTATATAAATAATAATTTGACTTTTTATTCAAAAAGAATAATTGAAGGTGGCCTTGGCCGCCTTTTTTTATTATATTCACAATTCATTAATATTAACTAAATTCAAAACAATGAAAAAAGGTAAATTCGCATTCCTATTAATTGGTATGCTATTTTCTGTTAACGTTGCTCTTGGTCAAACAAGTACAGACGCTGACATTAATGCCATTGATTCTGTAATGAATGCAACTATGCTCGAAGAGATAGTAGTTTCATCAGGAGTCATTGATCTTGCTAAAGTGAGAGAAACTCCAATAGCAGTATCAACAATCTCTATGGCAGAGATTTCTTTAAAGACTGGTAACTTAGAGTTCCCAGAAATTATGAACACAACTCCAGGTGTGTACGCTACCAAGCAAGGTGGTGGGTATGGTGATTCAAGGATCTCTTTAAGAGGATTTGATCAAACCAACACTTCATTCCTTATTAACGGGCAACCTGTTAATGATATGGAAAATGGTAGATTGTACTGGTCCAACTGGCAAGGTCTTACAGACGTTGCTTCTGGTATCCAGATTCAGAGAGGTCTTGGTGCTTCTAAATTAGCAGTCCCTTCTGTAGGTGGTACGGTAAGTATCTATACAAAAGCTGCTGATAAAAAAGCAGGTGGATCATTGACTCAAATGGCAGGTAACGATGGTTACTTTAAAACATCAGCTGTTTGGAATAGTGGTAAAAATAAGAGTGGATGGGCAACATCTTTCCTTCTAAGTAGATGGTTAGGTAATGGATACATTAACAGTACTGCAGGTGAAGGTTATAACTACTTTGCTGCTGTAGGTTATGCTCCAGAAGGTTCAGATCATAGCTTAAACTTTACCTTTTTAGGTGCAGGACAACAACATCATCAAAGAGACGTTTGGGTATCTATTCGTGATTATCAAAATTTCCATGGAGATAGAGATGATCTAGAAACTGGCGATATTAATCGTAGATGGAATTCAAATGGTGGTATGTTAAATGGTGAAGAGTTTTCTATGCGTAGAAATTTCTATAATAAGCCATTAGCAACATTCAACTGGGATTGGGAAATTTCAGACAACCTTAAACTAGTTACCTCATTGTATGGTTCAGCTGGTAGAGGTGGAGGAACAGGTCCAAGAGGTAATAACTATAGAGGATCTGCAACTGACATTTTACCTTTTAGAAAGGATTTAACAGAGCACTACCTTGAAGATGGTAAAGGTGCACGTGATTCTATTACTGGTGCTATTGATTTCGATGCAATTGTTGCAGCAAATCAAAGCTCAACAGATGGTTATACTGGTGATATTTCAGGATTTGATGGTCAAATGATAGGATCAAATGGTTTCCGCGATAGTAATGTTAATAGAGTTGTACTTATACGTAGAGCTTCTATGAATTCACATGACTGGGTTGGTGCTATATCTAATTTAGAAGGACAATTTGGTAATTTTAAAACATCAATTGGTGTTGATTTACGTTCTTATACAGGTTATCACTATCGTGTAGTAAATAACTTGATGGGTCTTGATGGATATTATTCAACAGGAAATAAGAATTCAAATGGTCAAATTATTAACACTACAGTTAATGCAAGTCCATTTAATAATACAGGATTAAACGGTCCAAAAATTGACTATTATAACGTAGGTGTTGTAGGATGGCAAGGTTTGAATGGTTTAGTTGAGTATAATAAAGACGGTAAGTACAATGCAGTAATTCAAGGTGGTTTATCAAATCAATCTTTCCAACGTAAAGATTATTTCGACCAACCAGAAATGCCTATCTCAGATGTTCATAATCAATTAGGTGGATATGCAAAAGGTGGTGTTAACTACAACGTTTCTGATGTACATAATATATTTGTAAATACAGGATACATTTCACGTCAAGCTCAATTTGGTGCTGTATTCCCTAATTATGGAAACACAATTAACCCAGATCTAGAAAATGAAGAAATTATTTCATTTGAAGTAGGTTATGGTTATAATGCTAAGAATTTAACTGTTAATGTTAATGCTTATTCTACTATATGGGGAAATCGTTTCCAAACAGTATCATTGAGTAATTCTCAAGGTGTTGATGGTTCAGCTCAATTTACAGATATTGATGTTCGTCATAATGGTATAGAGCTTGAAGCAGATTACTTTGCTACTAGTAAGTTGAGATTGAAAGGTATGGTTTCTTTAGGTGACTGGAGATATACTAAAGATTTCACAGCAGCATTGTTTGATGATAATCAAGTTCAAATTGGTGAAGGTACATTGTACTTAAAAGGTGCTAAAGTAGGTGATGCAGCTCAAACTACTGCTTATTTTACTGCTGATTATAAGCTAATTAAATCTACTAGTATTGATTTAGGTCTTCGTTTAGTAGATGGTCTATATGCTGACTATTCAATTGTAGATGAAGAATTTTACACTCCTGATAATAGAGGTGCTGTTAAATTACCTTCTTATGGTTTAGTTGATTTAGGTTTAACGTCTCGTTTTAAAAACTGGACATTACGTCTTAACGTAAATAACTTGTTAGATGCTGTTTATATTGCAGAATCAAATACAAGTATTCATGCTGATGAAACTTCAACTACCTGGAACGGTGTTGATGTTCGTAATTCAGTTTGGTTTGGATTTGGACGTACTTGGAATGCTTCTTTGAAGTATAACTTCTAAGTTAACCAACAAATATAGTGGAGGGGGTTGTTTTTCAACCCCCTTTCTATATGTATGAATACACAACGCGCAGTACTTGCTCTACTGCTATAGTTACCAAAACTCGATCGGTAGTTATATAAGTTTAACCTTAAATTTTATTAAATGGAAATTTTAAGCAAAATTGGCTCTTGGGCCAACAAACTTACTGAGATAGGTATTTCAGTAATCTCTTTAGGAATAGTATTAGAAGTACTATTTGGCGGAGCCAATATTCCCTTCTGGAAAGATATATCTGTTGTAGATAATATCATGGGAATTTTAGGCAATTTAGACGCAGCAGGCTTACTTGGATTAGTGGGTGCGTTTGTATTATTTAATATCCTGAAAAAGTAAGTAAGGATTAATTAAAAATTAAGAAGCCTCGCGAAAGCGGGGCTTTTTTTTATGGGACATGTGGTTATCGTAAAAATTATTCGTATATTTATGTATATGAAAAAGGTAGAAAAAATCATAGTAACACATGAAGAAATTAAGATGGCAACCCGTCCTAATATCTACCGTAATAAAAAGAAATATACTCGCAAAGAAAAAGCGCGAAATATTTGGTTACCTGAAGAATAGTTCGTATATTTACAGGGTAAATAAGGATAAATTATAAAATAAAGGTTATGGAAATGCAGTTAGATTTGTTTCAAGGAGTTGTTTTAAATACAAAACAACAAACTCAACTAGAAGAATTTATTAATAATCAAGTAGTTAGAGCACAAAGTGCTAAAATTAAAAATGAGGAAACAGAAATTGCATTAATTGATGCAGGTTTTGTTAAAGGTGTTGATTTTAACAATAATTTTGAAATATATAATGTAGTTGAAGATGTTGAATTAGGTTACAGCTTTAATAATTCTAATTTCCTAGTTAATGATGTTAGCTACACAGGTAAGCGTGGTGGTATTAGTTTTTTAAGTAAGCGTTACAGCCGTGAAGATGATAAAATAGTTGATATTGAAATTAATTGGTTTGATTTTGCTAATGGTAAATTTGAATGTGAGAGCTTAATGGGTAGTTACCGTAAAGTTAAACCAGCTACTTTACTTGCTAAATTAAATTTTAAACGTGATCGTGCTGAATACGACATGGAAGAAACTCGTAGAAGTAATAGAGGTTTTGAGATTGCTTTAAAAACTTTACGTAAAAAATTCCCAACAGCTAAATTTCATATCTTTACTGATTATGATCGTTACAGTAGAAAGTTTGTTAGTACTCAACGTGTTAAAGGTCAATTTGATAATGGTAGTTACATTATACTTAATGTTCATAGTAATGGTGATTACAAAATTGCTAAAAAATACGATGCTGCATTAGCTACAATGAAGAGTGATCAAGTAATGGAATTCTTTACAAATCAAAATAAATAATCATGAAAAAGAAATTAAAGTCTAAATTATTAACGTACTTATTTACCGATTGGGTAAAAAATGAAGTTGATGTTGAAACATTAACAATGACTAGAAATATGATTGAATATCGTAGAGTTGATCTAGTTGGTTACAAACCCCAAATTGGGTTTAAAACAGGCAAAGTTTAATAATAAAAATAATAACATGAATTTTACTTATAAAGAAGGTTTATTAGAAAAAGGTTTTAACAGGTGTCGTCAATATATAGATGAAGGCGAATTAGATAAAGCCCGTGATACAGCTGATTATTGTATAGCAGTAATTGGAATGGAGCGTTGGGAAAATGATGCTGCAGCAAACGATAAATTAGATAACGTTACTATTAAAGTATGGTTAAAACGTTTCTGGGTTGATATTTTAGAAAATAATAATTTATTATTAGCCTAATGGAAACCCTTACTGCATATTTATTAGTAGGGATAATTTGGGATATCCTTTATAATCACATTGTTGATAAAGTTAACACTGAATATAAATTAAGTACTTCAGAAAGAACATTTTCACTCTTGGCTTGGCCAATTGTTGTTAGTATATTTCTGTATCACTTCATTAAAAGTTATATAAAAAATGATTAATTTAAAGTCATTAAGTATTGGTTTAGTTTTATTTTTAATAGGACAAATATTAGCTTGGTATCAAACCAATGGGCAATTTATTTCTTCCTGGATTAAGGAAAATCCACTCCTTGTAGCATTAATAGGAGGTATACCAGTAGGATATTCTTATATTTTAGGTACAACCTATATAGTATCAGCTTTTAATGGAGAATTATGGCCATCTCGTCTACTTGGATTTGCTATGGGGGTGGTAGCATTTACCTTTTTGGCTTATGCACATTTAGGTGAAACAGTTACAACAAAAACTTTAGTTACTTTATTATTAGCATTCGCAATTGTATTAATTCAAGTATTTTGGAAATGAGGGAAGGAGAAACAATAGAATATTATGGTTTTAAGGCTTCTGATTTAGGTAAATTTAATGAGTGGCAAAACGTTCAAGCTCAACTGAGGGAAATTTTTCCTCATTTACCTAGTAGTGAATTAGCTGAACGTTCTTATAAATTGATTGAATAGAAAATACGTGAGTTTAGATATTAGAACAGCATTTAAAAGTTGGTATGTAATTGATAATGATGAACACCTTAAAATGGGTTCATTTGATGATGCTATGGCAGTAATGGAAGCTAGAGCACGTAATAATAAAGGAAATCAACTCATAATGATGAGTGATAAAGAATATTCAACTTGGGATAGACGTAAAACAAAAAGAGGAAAAAATAAGTAAAACTTATTTGGATTCCCTAAATATTTTTCGTATATTTACATATTAATAATAATAATTAAAGTTATGCCACAAATACTTCCAATGATATTAGTTGTAGCTGCAGTTTTTGTTTTTTCCCTTTTATTTGGGGATTGGGAAGATATTTTCCCAAAACGTAAAAGTAAAGTCACTATGAAATTTGGTGATGATAAAATTACTTATGATCGTAAAACTGGAAAAGTTACTAAACATAAATAAGTTATGGCTAAAAGAGGTAGGAAAAAGAAACCAAGTCAATTTAAAGTAGGTGATAAAGTTACCTGTACTAAAGAACCAGGAACATGGGAATTAGTTTGGTACCAAGAAGGTGATGATACCTGTGGTATACAAAATACCAAATATAGAATGCTTGCAAAAGTAAATCAATTAACTTTAGTATGAATATAACTCAAGAATCAAAAGAAATGCCTAACAACCCAATAAGATTATCAAACAGATACGGAGACGTTTACACATTCACTAAACAAGAGGATGGTAATGTATTGTGGGAAGGTGAATTCAAGCATTGCAGATTTGGATGGCCTAATGTATACAAACATGCTTACCAGCAGTACTGTAAGGATGTAGGTTCTCAAGGTGGTCATCCAATGCACATTGAAAGCTTTAAAGAGCAGGTACATGAGATGTTATACAACGAGAATGATGAGTATGTAGGTCCCGGACCCATCACAGCTCAATATGGACAGTTAGTATACTCAGATACTAAGACTGTTAATATGGTTGATCCAAGCGGAGGTCCTTACCTCAGTACTCATACAAACTTAGGAGAACGCTTTGACAGTGAAGAGTTAAAGGGATTGTGTATCAGTTCATTCAAAAGAGTTGATACGGGATACTTGATTGAAACATATGGAGAGTTTGACCATTTAGCTGATACTAAGATTATAGGAGGTATAATTAATACAACAGAATAATAAATAAAAATAAATAAACATGAAAAAATTTAATGTAAGAAAATGGCTACCAGTATTAATTGCTTTAGTAGCATTAGTTTACTCAGTAGGATTGGGTTTAACAGGTGAAATAGAAGAAGCACAATATTCATCTCATTGGCCAGGTACTTTAATCTTATTCTATCTACTAATAGACAAAATTAAAAACACGAAAATATAATAGTTATGAGTTTTGCAATGTATTTTGTAGGTTTTGTAATTTTTGTTCTGTATATGTATTTTACTATTTGGAACATTAACAATGGTTCTAAAAAAATGGAAGAAGATTATTACCAAAGACATAAACAACCTAACCCATCTGATACCCCTAAAAAGTAATGATGTCAAAACGCAGACGTAAAAGACAATCTAATAAGAATTCATTCTTGCTAGATAACCAATACAATGAGGAATTCATCTATGATGGTATTCTTTATAGTGTATGTCATAAATTAAATGATATGGTTTACGCTGTTGGCATTAAGAAAGGTAGGCATGGTAAGATGATAGCAGGTGGTGCTATAGAACATTTTAGTAACGGAAAATTAATACCTAACCCACGCACATGAAATATATTGAATTAACAGGATATGGAAATCATAAACTCCATTTAATTCCTATAAATGCTATAGTTTCATTTTCATTTGAAAAAATAGATGATACAAATGATGGACCAAATCATTTTAGCACCATCCAGTTTTCAAGTGGAAATACTCTTAATGTAATAGAAACAAAAGAAGAAATACATAATATCCTAAACAAAATTGGAGGTGAATTTATAACTTCAGACTCGTCTCACCAAATACAAATCAATGGCTAAATTAAAATCAAAATACAGACGAGAACAATCTGAATTAATAGAAACATTGGAGGAAAATGGTAGAACAACTGCTGTATTAGAACTCAGAGTATTAGAAACCTCTAAGATAAAGGGGCATTTAATTTACCACTGTATTTATTTGCATGGAGGTAAAATAAAGGATACTCAAATTATAGCTAAAGATATTACTGATGCAATGAGCAGACTAGAGCCCTTTATAAATGCAGGTACTTCCTCCTCAGTAGTGAATTACATATTAAGTAGTGAACATCTTAATACCGATAAATGAATATACAATTAATCTACGGATCTGATACAGGTAACACTGAAACCTTTGTTGATACATTATTATCTCCACTACTAGAAGATAATGGATTTAACATTGAAGCTATTCAAGTGGATGTAGTATTTGAAGATACCTGGAAAGATAATGATAATTTTATTTTAGGTATACCTACTTGGTATGATGGAGAATTACAAAGCAGTTGGGAAGACTACTTTAGTATGTTTAAAGAAATAGATTTCACAGGTAAAACAGTAGCTATATTTGGTTTAGGAGATCAATTAGGATACGAAGAATGGTTTTGTGATGGGATAGGAATATTAGCTCAAGTTGTTCTTAAAAATGGAGGTAAAGTAATTGGTTATACTGAAAACGATGATTCGTATGAATTAGATGAAAGTCCTAAGTCTCTAGTTGATGAAGATACTTTTTATGGTTTGTGTATTGATGAAGATAACCAAGATGAACTCACAGAAGAAAGAACTAAAGAGTGGGTTAAGCAATTAAAAGAAGAATTCATTTAAATAGTTAAACAATATAGAAATGCCACCACCACTAAGAGGAAAGGGTTGGATGTTAAGACAAGATCCTAATAAACCAAATAATGATTGGGTTTGGCTATTAATACTAATAATCGTAAATGGGGGTTGGGCAATACCTTTACTGTTAATAGGAGCATGTGAGAAAATATTTTAGAAAGCTTTATAGACAGTTTGTAATAAAATAATATGTATATATAATCAATTAGTTATGAATATAATTAACAATCAACTCCCAGATGACGAATGGGATTATTATAGCGGGCTTCCAAACCCAACATGGTATGAAAGAAAGGCAAATGAAGAAATTGAATATGAAGAAGATGAATGGTTACAAATGGGGCACTCATGATAGGTAACATATTTATATTCTTCTTTTTCGTTATCTTACTGTTCGCATGTCTTGGAACTATTGGAGATGAATAATAATGAAAAATAAAGATCAATGGATGTCATGGTTAGGATTAATAATTGTCTATGCTTCCATTTTCCTTTATGTCTATACTAATATATTAACAGAATAATTTATGGATGAGACTAACAAACATTTAATTCAAGTAGTTGCAGGTGTAAACGTAAAACACATAGATGGTATACCTCATGTTTTACTTGGCTTAAAAACGCATGGTCATTGGGAATTTCCAGGCGGTAAAATTGAAAACACCGAATCACATTCACAAGCAATGGAGCGAGAATGGATGGAGGAATTAGGTGTAAATGTTACTATGGATGATAATCGTTTTGGACATGCCAGAAATGGTATGTTTGATATTTGGTTCTATGAAGTAGATGTAGACGAAGCATCAGGTAACCAAGAACCAATAGCTAAAGAACACGTTGAGGTAAAGTATTTTAATTTAGATGAAATACAAGAAGAAATGCTTGGGCAATGGGTTCCTAAAATGAACGCCACCAATAGAGTAATGATGAGTAAAGTACTTAGTAAATATAAGTAAATGGATATAAGTGGAGATGCTATAATATTGTATACTACAATAGTATTTGCTTTAGGAGCAATGAGTGGGTTATTTATAGCTAAAATAACAGATAAAGATGAATGAAATTGAATCCATAACTACTCTTTACTATGTAGTATATTGTATGGGTGTTTTTGCAGGTGGATTTACGTTATTAAGAGCAGCAGACAGATCAGATAAAGAGAATAAACGACGTAAAAAATAAATGGACAAAACATTTAAATGTCCTCCAGGACAAGAAGAATTAACAACAAACTTCCAACATGAAATCTATTCGGAAAACGAATATAATAGGTTTGGAATGGGGATTAAGGAAGGTGATGTGGTATTGGATTGTGGTGGTAACGTAGGTGTATTTACTCAGTATGCACTCGATATGGGAGCATCTCAAGTATTATCTTACGAATGCGACGAACCACACTTTAAATGTTACGAGGAAAACATTACGAACGATAGAGTTAAATGCACTATGGGTTTTGTAGGTCACGGTCATTATGATTTAACTAA